CAAATAACCAAACTTTGGATATGGTTACGTCGTGGAGTAACTCGACACAAAATACCATACAATCAACACACGCAACAACCGGTTTCATATCGAGTGGTAACGTTCACGTTGGAAGTAATATTTTTGTTTCCGGTATAAAAGATCCTTCAGGTACCGGTATCAGTTATATACCCATGATTGAGAAGGGTACGGGTAAACTTATTCGTTCACCCGCACATGTAGATAATGATGGTACATACATTATAAATGCAGCAAATGCTGAGTTTACGGGTAACTTATCGTTTACCGGTAACACGTACGTTTTCGAGTCAAATACGGTAGTTATTAACGATCGTATCTTGGGTATAGCAAATAATAATACATCACACACTCTCGATGTTGGTATAATCATGGAACATCCCGGACATAACATCGCTTTTATACACCACGGCGAACCAGAAGGAGAGGACTTACACGAACATGAAATGGTACTTGGGTATACACAAAACACGGTATCGGATAATCATATTCTTGATGACGCAAATATCATAACGTTTCGTGTTCTTGGTAATATTATCGCACAAAACAACTTAACACTCACGTCCGGTGATTTAAAGGCAATTACCGTAAACAGTAACGTCGTCGGGGATAATGTAAGTGCGATTACACTTTATGGTAACGTCTCTGGTGATAATGTAAGTGCGATTACACTTTATGGTAACGTCTCAGGGGATAATGTAAGTGTAATTACTTTGAAAGGTAACGTCGTTTCCGATAATGTTGTTGCTACGAATGCTATTTACGGAGAAATATCAGGTTCCAATGCTATAAGTGCGTCTACAATTTCAGCTACGGATTCAGTAACCTCTATAACAACTTCCGGTAACGTAGTTGTTTCGGGAAATGTTACGGCAACTAAATTTATAGGTGATGGTGGTACACTTTCGAATGTACAAACGGCAACACCAACTTTAGCGAGTGTTGTTGATGTTAGTAATATAACATCTAACGTCGTCCGGTTTTCAAATGCAACAACCGGTATTGAAATAACTTCAAATATTGATTTCGTAAACAAAATAACACTTAAATCAACGAGTGGAACGAAATCCAATTTGTTCGTCGTGAACGCGATTCAACTCGACCCAAGTTATGCGGAACCAACACGAAACGTTTTATCGTACGATACTACCACAGGCGAAATTTACGATTCGGGTGGATTAGGTGGTTCCCTATTCGATAACATATCTGAAGAAGGTGCAAATGTCGCACTTGGTTCGAACCTTACCGTAAACTCGTTCGGGTCTAACGTACTCACGGTTTCGGGTAATGTTTCGGCAGATAATATTACCATTGGAGGGTTAACCATTGAGGCATCACCATTTGCATTAGACGATGTAGTGAGTGTATACGATGGTGCAAACGTAACCGCAAATGTACTTACCCTCGGGGGTGTAGTAACAAATGTTGTTACAGCAAATACAATCACCTTAGCAAATAATATAACCGTTTCAGGAAACACAACTTCACAAAACATAAAATTAACGAATACGGATATAACGGCTTCGGTAACTTCAGGTACGATAACGGTAGACGCAAAGGAAAAAACGTACGGAACAGCACCACTCGTCGTTTCTACAACCGACGTTTCGAATCTCGTATTCTCCAATCTCATAACAGGCGCACAAATCGTTATACCTATACTCGCGAGTGGGGGTGCCATAAACATTTCGTCCGCCATGACGAACGTCAACTTTTACGCCATGACATCCGACGTTTCAGTCACCCAAGACAAACACGCACTCATGACCCTATCGAACCTTTACGGAAACATTTATATGAACGCGATCGGGTTTTCGTAATTTAAAAAAAATAAAACCTTACTATAATATAAAACATGTCTGGAGGTATTGCTCAACTCGTTGCTGTAGGCGCACAAGACGCGCACCTTGTCGGTCAACCCGAAGTTTCCTTCTTTAGATCTAACTATAAACGTCACACGAATTTCGCCCAAACTGTTGAAAGACAAGTTATCCAGGGCAACCCAGTCACAGGTGGTATATCCACCGTTCGTTTCGAAAGAAAAGGGGATATGGTTGGTTACGTGTACATTTCACCAAACGATGGTACCAAAGCAGTTAAATTTTCACCATCTGATTGGGTAACTGCCATTTCTAAGGTAGAATTGTTAATTGGTGGTCAAGTCATTGACGAACAAACGTCCACATTTTCTCAATACATTGCACCAACCGTATTAGCACAAAATCTTACGAAGTCTACATCTGGTTTTGCCGAGTCAGCTGAAAGTAAGTTTTACCCACTCAGGTTTTCGTTTTGCGAAAACGCACAATCGGCTTTGCCATTGATTGCACTCCAATACCACGACGTCGAATTGAGAATCACGTGGGGAAGTGATCTCCAAAGTGCCAAATTTGAAGTATACTCTCAGTTCATTCACCTCGACACGGACGAGAGAACGGTTTTGTCTTCTGCACCACAAAACATGGTTATTACCCAAACACAAAAAGCGGTCGCCTCCGGTTCCAAAATTCAAGAATTGAACTTTAACCACCCAATCAAGTGTTTAGCCGCCGCCGATGGTAGTGCGCTTACTATTGCAGGTGACACGAACAAAATGAAACTCCAAATCAACGGTACGGATGTTACCGATTTCAAATTTGTCGATCCACACTACACGGCGATCACTTCGTATTACCATACTGTGGGTGCTAAACCAATTACATCTCTTTCAACTACAGCTTCTACTCTCACATCTAATGCACTGTCAAACTTAAATGCTCAAACATATACAAGTACTCTTTCGGCTACAGGTGAAAATGATAAATTCTTCTTGTACCCATTCTGCCTCGATACGTCCAAACTCCAACCAACCGGTTCGCTCAACTTCAGTAGACTCGATTCCGCGAGACTTGTTAACGATACCGCAAACTCCGAAGACGATATCTACGCCGTCAACTATAACATCCTTCGCATCGAAAACGGTATGGGTGGTTTAATGTATTCCAACTAAACAATTTAATTTAGCCGCTTATTATAAATGTTTTGGCAATTAGTGTTTCTCTTAGCTTTCGTTTTTATTTTAACGTATGATCCAAAATCAGGTACGCTAAACCACTTGGTAAGTGACCAAAAACCACCTCCACAAAACGCGGAGTGTAAAGAAGGTCATTACCAGGAAATTCAGTTTGCCCAAATGGGATACGAGTGTCCACAGGAAAAAAGAACGCACATGGGTGCGATTATAAGAACTTAAAAACTTAACTTGTATTTTATATATAATGTTTACATTCGACCGAGATACCGCCACTATAGTTGCCGTGCTCATGTGTATTGTTGCCACAGTATACATGTACAGAGAACTTAATAAAACAAAAACCGAAATGGAAGGTGTCAAGGGATTTTACGGAAATCTCATGGCACACTTATCCAGACCACGCGTACCAAAAAATTTATCTGAAGATCAACCACAAAATGAGGAGATTTTAGAAACCCAAGATGAAAAATCCGAAGAAGAATCTTCAGAATAATCATCTTATTCAATTATAACTTGCTAATGAGCAATGAAGAAATACAAAGCAATAGCCATACCAGTTACATTTATAGGTGATAAACCACGTTTTCTCACCGTCCGGGATCGAAGGTTCAAAGATTGGATTTTCGTCACCGGAGGGTGCAGGCGAAGAGAAATACCAAATCCATTAAGAACGGCTTTGAGAGAACTCGAAGAAGAAACCAGGGGTGTTGTTTCCCTGAAAAGAGGGGAATACACGGATTTTAAATTTACAGTAAAGGAATCCCCGGGTATTGAATTAGAATACAACGTATTCATATTTTTCGTAAACTATACCATACAGGACCAAGTTGAACTCATACGAAAATTTAACGATGAAAAACAAAAAATGAACCTTCGCAAGGTTCAAAAACAACCTATCAAAAGAACACACGACGAAAACGATTTTATGAATTTCGAAACACTCGCGGAGTTTAGTACCAAAAAACAATGGGATCGTATAGTTAAAAACGTACTAAACAACCCAGAGTTTTATGCGTGTGT